GAAATTATTACAGCAATACGCAGATGGGAGCCTCGTGCCCGAGTGGTAGAAGTTAGATACGAAGGAGACGGCATGGACGGCATATTGAGGCCGAAAGTGAGGGTTGAGATAAATGCTTGATAATTTGCCAGACATAACATTTGCTGAAAAAGACGCAAAGCTTATAGAAAGCGAAATTATAAGTACTTATGAAAGTCTTGCTGGACGTACACTTGCTCCAGGCGATCCTGTTAGGCTGTTTTTGCTAGCAGTTGCTTCGATAATTGCGCAGCAAAGATCTTTGATTGATTTTGCAGCAAAACAGAATCTTCTTGCCTTTTCAAGTGGGGACTATCTGGATCATCTAGGAGCATTACTGGGAGTTGAAAGACTTCCGGCATATCCTGCTATGACTACTATAAGATTCACATTATCCGAACCTCAACAGAGCGAAGTTATCATCCCAATGGGTACTAGAGTGACTCCAGATGGGAAGCTTTACTTTGCTACAATCGAAACTATAGTTGTGCCAGCGGGAGAGATACAAATCGACGTTATGGCCAAGTGTCTTCAAGATGGAACAATAGGTAATGGATATCTACCGGGACAAATAAACAGGCTTGTGGATCCTCTCCCGTGGATTCATGGAATAGTGAATATAACTGAATCATCTGGTGGGGCTGACGAAGAAACAGATGATAATTTCCGTGAGCGCATTAGAATTGCACCGGAAAGCTTTTCAGTCGCAGGCTCATCTGGAAGTTATATTTTTTGGGCTAGAACTGCTCACCAAGATATTATCGATGTCTCGGTTACTTCTCCAAGCCCTGGTTTTGTTGAGATTTATGTGTTGCTTAAAAACGGTGGGATACCCTCACAAGAAATATTGGAGGTTGTGCTTGAGACGGTTTCAGATGAGAAAATTAGGCCTTTGACAGATTATGTGTCAGTCCTTGCCCCTACGGTTATAGAATACGACCTTGACGTAACATGGTGGCTTGCACGTGATAAAACTGTTGAAGCATCACAAATATCCTCTGACGTTGATAAAGCCGTAAATGACTGGGTATTATGGCAAAAGTCGGCGCTTGGACGTGACATTAACCCATCAGCCCTTATATCAAGGATAATAGCTTCTGGAGCAAAAAGGGTTGATGTTGCTTCACCGTCATTTACTGTGCTTACGCCAGGTGAAGTTGCAATAGCGAGATCCATTTCGGTAACATTCGGGGGCATAGAAGATGCGTGATCTTTATACTATTACGCTCGAAGATTTATTGCCACATTCGATACTAAGTGATGAAAAAGTTGTATTTGCCGCAAAATCCCTAGATGGAGAGATGGGATCTGTTTCTTCTTCTATTTTTGAAGCCTTGATACTATCTCGCATAGATGAACTACCTGCGGAGATAGTTGATTTGTTGGCTTGGCAATTTCATGTTGATTTTTATGATCCGGCCTTAAGTCTTACTGCCAAAAGAAACTTGGTAAAATCTTCAATTCTTGTACATAAAAGGAAAGGAACACCTTGGGCCGTTAAGCAGGTGTGCAATGATGCATTCGGCTATGCAGAGATAATTGAATGGTTTGATTATGGTGGTGAGCCTTATCACTTCTCGATTCTTACGGAAGGGAGTTTGGTAGATAGCGTAGCATGGCAGAGTTTCTTTAGGGCACTTGAAAGTGCAAAAAATGTTCGAAGCTGGCTTGACGAGATAACAATATCAAGACCATTACATCTTGACTTGTATTATGGGATGCCTGAGCTGACTAAAGGCACAACATCGCTGACCACACGCTTGCCAGATAGCATTGTTACAAAGCCATATTATGGTACGGCAACTGGCAAGCTTGGTAATATGACATTAACTACACTGCGCTGAAAGGAGGTGTTTAAGTGGCTAATTTTAAAGCAATGACATTGACCAAGGCAGGGAGGAATGTATTAGCAGCAGGGCAAACGGGGACTCCAATAATATTCACCCGTGTTAAGGCTGGTGATGGTGTCCTGCCACCAGATGCTTCAATAGCTGATATGACTGACGTAATTAATTGGATCACAGACTTACCCATCAATAGTAACACCGTGACTGGGGATGGCATGGCAGAAATCGAATGCATACTTAGCAATCAGAATTTGGAGAATGGATACTGGTTTAGAGAAATAGGACTTTTTGCAATGGACGCTGAGGGGAACGAAGTATTGTATGCCTATAGCAATGCGGGCGATGAACCTGACTATATACCTGCTGGGGGTGGGCCGCATGCAGTTCATATTATCTTTACGCTTATAACAGTTGTCGATCAGGCGGAGAATGTAACTGCTATTATCGGGGACAATCTGGGATTTGTGACATTCCCTCGCCTTGCAGAGGAACTGGATAAGCTTTTTGCACCTTATGTCCCGGCTGACGGTTTTTGGACATTCTCGACAGAAGAAAAGAAGCTAAGGCCGGCTACTGTGGCTGAATCTTTGAAAACACTGTTTAGATCTGCATCTGGTATAGATCCTGTTTTTGTAACATGGAACCCCGCATCTGAAACAATAGGGTTTTTACCGATGCATCGAATAATAATTAGAGCAGAAAGACTAAGCGGAGGAACGCCGTCACTACCGCTTGATCAATACGACGGCAGGTTGTACGGAGGAACGCCATCATTACCGCTTGATCAATATGATGGCAGGTTATATGGAGGAGATCCGCAAACATTATAAGGAGGGATTAAGATGGCAGATGAAACCAGAATTATCACGGTCAAGAGAGGCGTGACCGATGAATGGAATGCAGAAATACAGCCTCTTGATAAAGGTGAATTGGGTTATGACATAACGTCCAATAAATACAAAGGCGGCGACGGATCTACCGCTTTTGCCAATTTGCCGGCATTTGTGACCGAAAAGGACGTTAACATAGAGGGAAGTCTTATATATTCGGGGCCAAGGCGGACGCCGACGCTGACCGAGCCTGTTGGTGTGGTATTAGTTCAGAGCGGAGGAGGGGCAGGCGTATGGGACAGAGTAAATCTGGCAGGGGATCCGATAACCGTGCCGTCGGGATATTTTTCTTCAAGGCCCGAATACCAGATCAATGTATCCTCTATAGATAATCAGGCCATGGTTAATATCGACAAATTCCACTATGCCAGGCTGACTCTTGCGTCAGGGCCTTACGCAGGTAAAAAGGCATGGTTTATTAATAAAACGGCATTCAACGGATCTGAGGTGCATCCTGCATTTTTGAATAACGTAGGTGCCGAGATTGATAACTTCTGGGTGGGGGCATATGAAGCAGTTGCAGACGGTACGTCAAAAGCTGCCAGCTGGAACAATAACCCCCCTTTAGTGAGCATAGACTTCCCCACGATGGTATCCAGATGCTCTGCAAGAAACACGGGAGGGGTTACAGGGTTCAGGCTAATCGATATATATCAAATAGCAGCAATCCAATACTTAGCTTTAGTGGAGATGGGGGCACCCGATTCTCAGACCATACTCGGGCGCGGGAACTGTGATTGCTCGCCAGGCGATTCTGCCATGAACACAGGATATACCAATGCCATATGGCGTGCCATACACGAGTTATGGGGTAACGTATGGTGTATGGTGCAGGGCATCGAGAATAGAAATGGTGTTCTTTGGGTGTGGAATAAAAATGGCACGCAGTCATGGGTCAATACAGGCCTGACTTTGCCCGACGCTGGATGGATAACGGACATGGCCTCTGTCGCCGGATCAGGTTTTGATCTGAATGCGTTGTTTATTCCCTCTGCTACAACGCCATATATGACGGATGGATCTTGGAGCGATTATTTCTATATAGTCAAAGATGGCACGACTAAAGTTTGCTATCATGGCGGCTGCTGGGCTGATGGCTCGGGTGCTGGGTTATTCGGGGGTGCTGGGTTATTCGGGTTGAGTTTGGACGGTCCTTCCTCGAACTCGAGCACGTATCTCGGCGGGCGCCTCGCAAAGGTGTAATCTGGGTGCTGATATGCTGAGTTCTGATGCCGAATATGCAGCACTGCAACGGATATTGCAGTACTGTTTCGGCTTTAAAATATCTTATTTTAAGGAGGAATTGGTGTGAGAACAATAAATTTCCCTGCACAAAATGGCATGGAGACCTGTAATCTCGATTTGCCATACAGCGAATCAGGAGATTATACGATATTCTGGACTCCGTATGGTTATAAAGCTGTGGAAGGTGTGGGTAATGTTCTAACAGGCATCCAAGGAGAAAAAAAGGTTCTTGAAATCCATTTATCAGGCAAATCAGGATATACAATCTTAAGCTCTACAGTAGAAAACGTAACCGTTACCGATGCATCTGATGAAGAAATTTTAAGCGCAGCTAGAGATAAGAAGCGCAAAGAAATAGCAGCAAAGCGATATGAACTTGAAAACGCAGGTCTCCAACTGGACGGCAAGATAGTAGCAACAGATGATCGAAGTAAAGCTATGATCATGAGCACGGCATTGAGCTCATTGGC